GTCGTCGGTGTGCTGGATGAACCCGCCCTACGGCCGAGAGATCAAGCACTGGATGAAGAAGGCACATGGAGAGAGCCTTCTCGGTTCGACCGTCGTGTGTCTCGTACCGTCTCGGACTGACACCGCATGGTGGCACGATTACGCGATGAAGGCACATGAGATCGAGTACATCCGGGGCCGGTTGAAGTTCGGCGGGGCGAAGAACTCCGCACCCTTCCCGTCGGCTCTCGTGACGTTCCGGCCTCCATCGGATGACCGTCTCGACCTCCTACCGATACGGGTCCGGCTCGCCGACCTCCGGGACAAGACGGCTCGCCCCGGCTCGCCTCGCCGGACAGACTCCCTCGCCGCGTACCACATGAACTCCTTCGGCGACCTCGAAGCCCTCGTCGCCGAAGTGTCACGGCTCCGATCGTGTCTCGACATGGCCGAAAAGGGTGAAGCCGAAGACGAGGTCGCCCGACTTCGGAAGGAGGTCCGACGGTCGAAGGATGCACACTCGAGCCTCTTGTGTACCCTTCGGGAGCTTGTGACGGAGACCGGCCCCGTGTACCCCTCGACGACATGAGAGGGACAGCCGGCTCGGTGTGGGCTATGGTTTAGCCGTGGAGGAACTGAACCGCCACGGACACACGGGAAGACATGGGACGAAGCACACGAGAAGAACTCGAGCGACGGAGGGAGGCTGTCGAGCTTGCCATCCTCGAGCGGCCTTGGACCGTTCGGACGCAGTCGCAGATCGGCAAGGAGTACGGCGTCACCGCACGGGAGATCCGCGCCGACGCGCTCATCATTCGGAACCGGTGGGCAGACGAAGCGAAGGAGACCGGCCTCGACGCCGGCCGCGCGGACTGGCTACACCGGTTGAGAGCAGCGCAGGATCACGCACTCGCACAGAATCAGTCGATCGCCGTCGCTCGTCTTATGGGACTCGAGGCTCGCGCTTGTGGGTACGAGGCCGCGATCGAGGTCAATGTGAGTCACACGGCCGAGACGATGTCTCCAGTCGATCAGGCTCGCGCCATAGTCGAGCACTATGAGGCCGCGAAGATATACCTCGAGACGGTCTCGCCGGCCCCACGAGCCATCGAGGCCGAGTTCAAGTGTGTCGACACTGCTCACGAGACGGGAAGGTCTCAGAAGTGAACCTCGAGGGATTAAGCCTAGGGGCCGCCGGTGCCCTCTCCTTCGGTGCCGGGATGGAGTCGGCCCCCCTCGCATACTCGGCACTCTGGCACAACGACAGACCGAAGACATCGCAGCGCGCACCGCTTCACTCACCCGGCGAGGATGTGACCGTCGCCCTCGGTGGGAACGGCGCGGGGAAGACGGTCCTCGGCGCGATGTGGTCGGTCGCCGTGGCTCTCGGTTCCGAAGACCCAGCCGCTCGAGCTTGGATGTCCGCTAATCAAGTGAGGCCGGATCTCATCCCGCCGAAGGGCGGCGACGTCTTGTGTGTCTCCCTGAACTCGACGCTCTCGATCCATGTCCAGCGCGCGGAGGTTCGGAAGTACCTCCCGCCGGGTACGGAGTGGCGAAACCCATCGGGGCCGGGGGTGTCGACAGCCGTCCTCCCGAACGGGCACCGGTTGATTTTCATCACGAACGACAGCGGCCGTCGAGCGGCACAGGGCTTCGGCGGGATCGCGATGGTCTGGATCGATGAAGAGGGGGACGAGGATGTCTTCAACGAGTTGCTTGCAAGGGTCTTCCGATATCAGTGGGGGGGCCGGTCCGGGTACATCGTCGTGACCATGACGCCGCTCAAAGGGCTGGGCTCTTGGACTTATCGCCGGTTCATCGAGGAGCCGTCGGAGGGAACTCGCGTTCACTACATCCACGGCGGCGACAATCCCTTCGTCGATCAGCCGAAGCGGGAGCGGCTCCTTCGATCGTTCGGTGAGCATGAGAGAGCGAGCCGGGACCGTGGAGAGTTCACATCCCTCGAGGGTCTCGTGTACGCCTTCGATCCGTCGACACATGTGATCCCCGCCTTCGACCCCCCGCCGGAGTGGAGGCGGTTCGCTGGGCACGACTGGGGAACTCGTAACCCGTGCGCGTTCGTCCTCGCCGCCCTCGACCCGGACGACGATGTCCTTCATGTGTACCGGATGATCCACGAGCGCGAGCTTCACCTGTCGAAGCTCGCACGAAAGATCCGCGACATCGTCGACGTATGGCCGGAGTGGATCGTCGCGGACTCCGAGGATCGGGCGTCACGGTTGACGTTGATAAAGGATCATGATCTCCATATGTCGGCCGCCAAGAAGGGACCGGGAAGCGTTCGATCCGGTGTGTCGATGGTCGCGGAGAGGCTCGCCCTCGATGCCAACGGTCGCCCTCACCTCGTCGTCCACGACCACCCTTCGACCCGCCCCCTCGTCAATGAGTTCGCCGGGTACCGGTGGGACACGAGCACAAGCAAGAGGAGAGACCAGCCAGACGCCCCGATGAAGATGAACGATCACGCGATGGACGCCGTCCGCTATCTGGTCATGAAGCTAAACCGATCGAGCTTTGGGGTCGGTTGAGTCGACAAGAGTCTCCGACCCCGGTAAGGTCGAGCTATGTCATCCGATGCCATGGTCAAGGCTGAACCCGCGCTTCTCCGTATGCTTCGCGCTCTCGGGCTTGCTGGCGTTCGTGACGAGGCGACAAGAGAACCGGACCATATAGCCGGAGCGGACTACGCCCAAGGGCTCCCCGCTTCGCATGGCTTCAAGCCTATCGACAGCCTCGCATCGATCGCCGTCTTCCCGTTCGTTAACGCAGCCATGAACGCCATCGCGACCGACCTCTCCGCTCTCCCTCTTCGGGTGTCAGTTGGGAAGGGTCGCGACTCGAAGCCGGTCGAGGATCATCCGATCATCGATCTTCTCGAGAGGCCATCGTCGAGGACGTCCGGTATACAGTTGAGGCGTCAACTCGTGACGGATCTCGTCCTGACCGGTGACGCCTTCCTGTCGATTTTTGGGCTAAATGAACCGGAGGTTCTCCTTCGTCTTCATCCCGGACGGATGTCGATCGTCCCTCGTCCCGACGGACAGGTCGATCACTTCGTACACTCTGGAGTTGGCGCGTCGAAGCGGTACGAGTGGGAACAGGTCGCACACTTCCGGCTCACCTCATGGGAGGACGACCCTCGTGGTATGTACGGCAACGGCGCGATCCGCGCCCTCGCGACCGACCTCAAGACAGACAAGCTCGCCGCCGAACTCGCCGCCAACTCAGCGAAGCACGGACGGCCGACAGCAGTTTTTAGCCCCGCAGACTCCGACGACGTTTGGTCCGAGACCCAGATCAAGCGGCTACGCGCCGCCTATGAGAAGACCACCCGGTCCTCCGGTGGCGCGCTCTTTCTTGGTTCAGGCGCGAAGATGGACCCGATGTCGTGGTCGCCCCGAGACCTCGAGTTCTCGAAGGTTCGAGAAGGCGTGAGAGAAGCCATCCTCGCAGTCTTCGACGTCCCTCCGACTCGACTCGGCGGCAACTCCGCTAACTATGCCACGAGTAAGGAACAGGCGAAACGGTACTTTGAAGGACTAAAAGGTCGGAGCGCGATCATCGACGGAGAGCTATCTCGTGTCGCGAAAATGTTCCCCGGATGGGAGAACAGCGACGTCCGAGTTTATCACGACTTCTCGGGTGTTGACGCACTCGCGGAGAGTCGCGACGCTCGAGTCGGTCGCGTCCGTTCATGGTCTGATATGGGGATACCCCTCGCCGACGCCGCAGCCTTCGAGGGTTTCGACGACCTTCCCGGTCAGGATGTCGACGAGGATGTCGTCTCCACCGGAGACGGGCCCGCCACCATGGGGCAACCGATGGCCGCGACCGCCCTCAACGGTGCCCAAGTCGCGAGCCTTCTGTCCATTATCGGACAGGTGTCCGGCGGTCTTCTCACTCTCGACGCCGCCGTCGCCCTAATCGGTTCAGCCTTCCCGACAGTGTCCGAGGCGCAAGCTCGACGGATCGTCTCGGGTGCGATGTCTCCCCCTCCTGAACCGACACCCGCCGCCGTCAAGACAGCCCCCGTCTTCGTCAACCGGAGCGCATCGTTCGACGAGCGGTCGAGCGCGTGGGACGCGTTTATCGAGAAGAGCCACGGCCCCGCCGAACACAGCATCGAGCGCGCCTTGAAGGCGTACATGTCCGAGGCTGCCGCACGGACAGCGACACGACTCAAGACGGAACTAAAGAAGACCGCCGCCCCCTTCGTCACGAGGTCCGAACACGAGGACGTCGACATCGACTCCGCAACTCTCGCCCGAGTCCTCGACGAAGTACACGAGGCCGAACTCCTTGAAGCCGCCGTCGCCGGTCCGATGAAGGCCGCCTTCTCTGACGCCGCCGTCGCGGCCGTGAAGACGCTCCCGTCCGAATGGACCGCAGCCCTCGCGCCCGTACGGACAGACGAGGCCGCCCTCGCTCGTATCGGTCAACTCGTGAAGGACGTCCAGCCATACACGGCCGACGCCGTTCGTGATGTGATGGTGAAGGGCTTGTCCGAGGGTGCATCCATCGCCGACATGCAAGCCGCGATCCAGACCTCGAGAGGGTACACGCCGGCGCGCGCCCTCCGCATAGCGACGACCGAAGCGACGACCGCAGTGAACGCGGGAACCGTCGAAGCATACACAGCGATCGCCGACGCTGGATTTCCGATCAAGTACGAGTGGATCTCCGCGAAGGACAAGGTCGTCCGAGACGAACACCGGCAACTCGATCAGCATCCACCGATCGCCCCCGGCGAGCTATTCAAGATCGGCGATCACTCGGCCCCGTCGCCGGGACAGTTCGCTTCGGCCTCGATGAATGTAAACTGTCGTTGTGCCCTTCTTCCTGTCATCGACGAGGACTAGAACCATGAATAAGATCTTCCACACTATGAGACTCAAAGCGACAACCGCCGACGGCTTGACCCGTGTCATCGCATCGACGCAGGACGTCGACAGGTACGGAGACATCGTATCGGCCTCGTGGAGCGAAGAGGGTCTCGCGACCTATCGAAAGAACCCAGTGATCCTATGGGGCCACGATCCACAGACCCCCGCCATCGGCCGCGCCGA